CCGCCGACGTCATGGATGGCAGAAATTACGGCGACGCGCCGACGACCGATTTTTAAGGGATTTGGAAATGGATTTGAAAAGCGCATCTGATTTTTTGAAAAGCTGCGGCGGAGCAAAAACCGAACAGCGGCAATGCGCCGAACATGGCGAATACACGTCAAAAAGCATTTTCCGCGGCATGTGGACCGGCTGCCCTGTCTGCCAAAAGCTGAAAGCGGCGGACGAGATGGCGGCATACGCGGAAACGCTGCGCCGAGAAGCGAAACGCGACGAAATGTCAAAACGCATCGGGCGATCAGGCATTGCCGAACGGTTTAAAAACTGCCGAATTGAAAATTTCCAAGTCGATGAAAGCGTGATCGGAATGGCAAGGGCAAAAGCTGCCGCTGCCGACTATGCGGAAAACTTCGAGGACGTTTTGCAGACCGGCCGGAACATGATTTTTTCAGGCAAGCGTGGCACTGGGAAAAATCATTTAGCCTGCGGTATTGCTCACAAAATCATCGGCGACGGGAAAAGCGCGATTGTGATCACGGTAGGCGATATGTTGCAGACGGTCAAAGACAGCTTTAACGGCGGTAGTGAAAAAGAGGCGGTCGGTGTGTTTGTGAAGCCTGACTTGCTGGTGTTGGACGAATTTGGCGCGGGAAACCTGTCTGAAACGGATGGTCGGATTTTGTTTTCGGTCATCAACGGTCGATATGAGCGGCTTATGCCAACGCTGGTGCTGACTAACTTATCGGCTAAAGATTTTCGGGAAAACATTGATGCCCGTATCAGAGACCGCTTGAGAGATGGTGGCGGCAAGTTGATACCGTTTGATTGGGATAGTTACCGTGCGTGAAACCTGCTACCACTGCAAGTACGCGGATTTTAAAACCCAACTGGACACGCCGATGCGCGGTTTTGCGAAATGCGCGAAGGCGCGGAATGCGGAAGAAAAAGCGACCTACTACCCGCGAATAAACTATTGCGCGACCGGGGCGTTTCGGACGGCATCGAAGGCGGTAATCGCAAGACGGTCGGCAGTGCTTGGGGAAAACCCTCTGCAATACGCCAAATTTGAGCAGGAAGGCGGGTAAAACGCTTTGGGAATACTCTGGCATACCCGATATGAAAAACGCGTTAAAACGAAAATTTTAAGGATTGCGCAATAAAAGGAACGACGAGATGAGAATTTTAGCTTTATTCGACGATGGGAACGGCAGCGTAAAAAAGGCACTGCCTGAGTATGATGTAGTGTCGGTAGGAATTGGGAACGCCGATATTGTGATGGATTTGTCAGACCTGAAGAATATTAAAAAGCTGGTCGATATGCACAAAAAAAGAGCCATTCGACTTACTGATGGCAAGTCCGCCGTGTGAATCTTGGAGCTTTGCAACGGCCGGAGACAATGGGAACGCATACCGGGATAAAAACAGCCTGGCATTGCGAACTTTCCAAAACTGGAAAAAGCACCCGTATGTCTCAGTCCGTAAATTGGTTGAGCGCAACGCCCCTGAAATTCCTGCCGTCTATTCCCGGTATTTGCGAAAGGGAGTGAACGGCGACTTAACAGCGTTGTTTACGGCTGAATTAGTCAAGGCTTTAGGAATCCCGTTTGTTATCGAGAATCCTCAATCGTCAATGATTTTTGACAAGCTGGAGCGTGAGGGATTGAGTTTTGTGAAAAACGTGACCTGCTATGCCGCTTATAGCGACAAGTTCCCGCTTAAAAGAACTGGTTTTGCTTCAGGCGTGGCGATGAATTTAAAACAGGCAAAACGCGCGAAATTTGCATTTGGCGATTGGAAAGGAAGCCGTCATATCGTGCGGTCGTCAATCCCTGAAGATTTAATAAAACACATTGTAAGTCACTTTTAACGAGGAAAACGAAATGAAAAATTGGTTAATCGAGAAATTGGGCGGCGTGAGTAAGAAAGACTATGAGGAGGTTATTCAGACCGCTGAGCGATTGAGAATCACGGTGACAGATTACAGTCAGAGGATTTCAGACGGCCTGAAAGAAAAAGCCGAAATGAGAGCAGAAAAAGCTGAAATGGAAAAAGCGGCGGAAATGGTCAGTGCGAACCTGTCGGAAACAATCAGCCGTCTGAACGAAGAAAAACGCACTTCCAACGGCCTGATGGCAAAAATGACCTCGCAAACGCAGAAAATCGAAGAACTGCAAGCGGAAATCGAAGCGAAGAACGCAGAGCTTGCACGAGTGAAATCAGAGATTATCGCAATCTCGAAAATTAAAGCTGATACGACACTGAAAGCAGAAAACCAACGTCTGAAAGCTGAGTTGGAATTGTTGAAACGCAATAAATTCAGGCGAGGCCGCAAATGATGACACTGTTTTTAATTGGGTTTGGTGCAATAGCGGCACTTATCGGCATCACTCTTTGGGTAGATATGCCGCCGATTGATGAATTTGGTTGTAGGTTGAAAGAGGAAGAGCGAGATGGGAACTAAGAAATGCAAGCCGGTATATGTTGAGCTTAAGTCTAGGGTTTGCAAATGCTGTAAGCAGGAAAAGCCGATTAGTGAGTTTTATCAAAAATATCAAAACAGTGATGGAGCCTGGCTTTATTACTGGCAGTGCAAGGAGTGCAAAAGAGCAGCTTACAGAGAAAAAACACGGCGTTAAGCCAGTTCCTAAGCCGCCAAAGCCAAGCGTGTGGGATTTGACGTGTATGCCTAAAGGCTTGAGCGTTGAAGATACCGTACAACTCGCAGACGAAGCATTCCCGCTGTTGAGTAACCAGTATTGGAAAGCTGGGGAAGCCCAAAGGATTTACAAACAATTCGGCATGAAATGGAGCTATTTATGAAATTCTCGGTATTTTTGATTTGTGTGTTGGTTGTGGTGTTGGCGATTGGTTTTGTCGAATGGGTCGCAAAGAAAGTACTTAACCAAGATGATGACGATGATTGGGGTGGGCATTGTCAGTATTGATAGAAAAGCCGTGTAAGTCTGTATTGCTTCCTTACCCTAACAAGGATTTAAACCCAAACAAGCGGCTAAATCCTCACGTTAAGGCAAAAGTTTTCAAGGCGGCAAAGAATGAAGCTTACACGCTTGCAGAAAGAGCCGGGCTAAAGGGGATTCAGCAAAGGAAGCTCAGATTGCTGTTTTCTCCGCCTGATAGGAGGCGGCGAGACTTAGACAATATGCACGCAAGCATGAAAGCAGCTTTAGATGGCATTGCGCTTGCGATTGGCTGTGATGACAGTGAGTTTTGCCCAATTATTATTGACCGTGCGCCGCCGGTAAAAGGCGGTTCGGTATTAGTGGAGTTTTACGAATGAGCAAAACAAAAGAGGAAAAGAAGCACCTTGAGCGCGTGGCCTCTATCGGTTGTATCGTCTGTCGCAATGAGGGGCGATACAACATACTGGCAGAGGTGCACCATATCCGAAATAGTGCAGGCATGGGACGGCGCAATAGCCATTTTGAGACGATACCGCTATGCCCTGCACATCATCGGACTGGTGGAGTAGGGATAGCCTTTCATGCCGCGCCGCGAACGTTTGAGAGCTTATACGGCACGGAAAGAGAATTGTTGAAACAGGTTGAGAATATTTTAAATTGGCAGTAAATCAGCAAGGAAGAACCGTTAAATGCAAAGCGTAGCGTACAGGCTGACAAAAGACAACAAGCGGCCATTGATGACGACCATCTACAACAATCTAGGCGTATGGCTGGAAGCAAACGCAGAGCTTGAAGTGTGTATTAGGCCGCACAAATCCAAACGGAGCATCGAGCAGAACCGCCGTCTTTGGAAAATCTACGGCGAACTGGCAGATAAAGCGTGGGTAAATGGCAGGCGATACAGCGCGGAAACGTGGCACGAATATTGCAAAGGCGTGTTACTGGGCTTTGATATTAAAGCCATGCCCGATGGGACGGAAGTTAAAACGCCAATCAGCACGACAACGCTTAATACGGTTGAAATGACGGACTATCAAAACCGCTTGCAGGCGTGGGCGGCCGGGGAATTTGGCATAATTTGGGAGTTTTGATGTACAAGAACGTGGAACAAGTCTTACGGGATGTTTATAAAATTCAAGGTGTACGGATGGAGCCGTTGAACAACACGGCGTCCGTCTGCGCTTGGTGCGAAAGCAAGGGCGTGATGGGCGGCGGCGGGGATTTAACTCAGGCCGAAACCCACGCGAACGCCGCGATGATTATCAGCCGAATTGAGCGCGTACTGGACCGCTATGAGTTGGCGGCGGTAGAGTGCAAATACAGCCAAGATTTGAGCGGAATTATCGACCTGACGGCGTATATTGAAGAGCAAAACAACGGCGTGAATCTGCTGCTGTGTGATGCGATTTTATCCAACCTGTTCACGGAGCGGCCGAAGAAAACCGCCATTATGGATAAATACGACGTATCGAACGGTCATGTTTACCGACAGTTTGAGAAAGTGGGAAAGATTTTAGCGGCGATTGAGACAACCGCTTATCTGAAACTCTATGACGAGTTTAAACAATGTGGCATAATCTCATAACCAACATTACTACTTAAAAAAGGATGAAAAATGAAGAATCTGATTCTTGCTGCTATTGTCGCTGCCAGCTTGGCAGGTTGTGCCGGTACAAATTTCAATTGGGATAATGCCCGCCAAGTAAAAGAGGGTATGAGCGAGCAGCAAGTATTGTCCCTGCTTGGTAAGCCAAACATGACGACATCTACACCAAACGGCTTGATTTATGTATGGTCTTTCGCAAATGGATTCACTGGTTCAGCGCGTTCCATCTCTGTCGTAATGAAAGATGGTGTTGTGGTTTCCGCCCCATCTATTCCCGATAGCTATTAATCGCTTGACATAGCGGAGGAAAATGTTATAATTATGCTATAGTTTGGAAATAGCTATATAAACCGCCTTTACAGGGCGGTTTTTTGCATTTCAAGATAGCCTGTGATTCAGGCATAGATATAACAGAACGCGGAGCAAGTGAGACGCGTTTGCCCGGCCTAATGGTCGCCTGCCATGACAGGCTGTAAAGCGGTTCTTGCACATAGCCCCTGCCGTTATCGGTATGGGGCTATCCCTTTTATATTTTATCCATCAAACGGTTATATTTTGCCAGTAGCTCAAGATAGGCGGCAGCGTACTGTGGGACGCCGATTTTGTGCCATTTACTTACTGATGTTGGGCTTATACCCAACCGCCTTGATAGGTCTGCTTGTGTAATTTGTGCGGAATCTAAAAGTGTTTTAAATTTTGTGTTTTGCATATTGCAATATCTAATTAAGTTATATATAATGTATAATTATATTAATTTTGATTGGGGTTTGTCAAATGGCAGCTTTAAGTGGGCTTGAAACTATCAAAGAGGTTAGGAAGCGGCAAAATAAAACACTGCTTGCATTTAGCGGTGGTAAAGATGCCGTTGCTACATATCTCGCAATTAAAGATTATTTTGATGAGGTAGTCCCATATTATTTATATCTCGTCCCTGATTTGGCATTTGTTGATGAGCAGCTTGATATGTATGAGCGGCAGTTTGGTTTTAAAATCACTAAGCTCCCCCATCCGTCATTGCATAGGCTGCTTAATAATTTTGTTTTCCAACCGCCGCAAAATTGCGCTGTAATTGAAGATGCCGGGTTGCCAGATTTTGATTACACTGATATTCAAGCCGCGATGTGTCAAATGCATGGCTTAGATAAAAAAACATTAGTTGCCGATGGTGTCCGCGCTGCTGATAGCCCGATGCGCCGTATCGCGATCCAAACACATGGCAGCATTAGTTACAATCTACTCAAATACCACCCGATTTGGGATTGGAAAAAAGCTGATTTGGTAGAGTGTTTTAAAAAGCACAATGTCCGGCTTGGTAGTGATTACAAGATTTTCGGCCGGTCGTTTGATGGTTTGGATTTGCGGTTTTTACTTCCAGTAAAAAAACATTATCCCGATGATTACAAAAGGATACTTGAGTTTTTCCCGATGGTCGATTTAGAGATTTTTAGATGGGAGTGCGCAA